CATGTATATAAACCAGCATCGTTCAAATCTCCTGCAAAACATATTCGTTACAATTTGTTGGTTGATAACTCCCGCGAAGAATGTCTGTCCCGTTGTGATTGGGCAGGAGGTTATCTTTACATGTAAAGTGTAAGGAAATCAAGGGGGAATAAACCAGTTGACGTACTGGCACAACACCCCTTGAAAATTGCCCGAATCTGTGCCATACTTACAGTATGGAAAACAAAGCAAACGACATGAAGACCCAATTCATTTCTCTCATCAAAAACAACGCATTTATCGATGCTATTAGTCAACTTCCTCAGTTCGTTGATGATACAAATGCTGACTGCGATCTTGCCTATGATTGGGTGTGTGAAATGGCAAATTGTTCCTCCTTTGTTTGTGATAAAGAAGCATGGGATTATTTCTACAATATGTTTGATTCCACTCAAACACTTGATGCTTGATATTAACAACAACTCACCAAACTTTTTTCTCTCTAAATTATGACTACTTCAAATCCTTACGTCAACACCCTCATCGAAATGGGTTATGATAAACAAGACTGCCAAGTCGCGTCTACTATGTTTCAAAAGAAAACTTTCCCTTGTGTTATCTACGGTCGTCAATTTGACACTGAAGAGCAATACTTTGCTGAACTACATGAGTATATGAATGGCATGTAATTGAAGCGTTTATAACACTTTAATCGCTTCACTTCCTTTACTAAATCTTTTCTCATGGCATCCTTTTCTTACACTCTTAAATCACTTCAACAGCGTGTAAATACTCTCATTGATCAACAAGGACCAGACGCACCTGCTGCTTACTGGATCTACACTAATGAAGACATTTTTACAATCGATGATAACGGTGATGAAGAATATCAACCAATTGATGTATGTGAAGAAGTCCTATCTGACATCCAAGATGTTGATTACATCCATACAGTAATTGTTGACGCCATTGAAGATTCACTTAAAGATAAAGCAAAATGAGATTAATCCTCGCGACTATCATTATCATCATTGGTGCTAACATTGGCATCAACGCTATTAACTCCATTTCAAAACTACAAGATGCAAAACTACAACGACTCTGCCAAATTGATCCAACCATCTCAACAGATTGTTCAACGTTATTACAACAACAAAAGTGATGCTGACTGGGATGATATTCTCTCTCCCGATGATTACGAAGAATATCTAGAAAGGAGACAATACGAGAAAATGATGCGTCGATAAAGTATAACTAACACAGACGCACTTTTCTACAATGGAAAGATTTTATCCTGGTCAACTTGTCATCTTTCAAGGTCAACAAGGTTATGTTAATTTCATCTCCGAATATTACATTACCGTTTGTGTTAGAGAGTATAACAAACCTCCAGTTGCTGCGGAACACAGTAGAAACAAACTTAATCAGGTCTGTCTCTGTATCTACCCAGATAGATGGAACCAAGTGTTAGAAACCTCCCAAAACCCTAAATGATACTTTTCCACAACTATTGCGGAAATTGTGGAAATGTGGAAAAAAACCTATTTGTGTGTTTAATCCCTCTCTAAATGTCTCAGAGAATTGTAGTCTTAGCACGTTTCCTAACGAATGTCAACCCTCCAAGAATATCGGACAATCTGTGAAGAACTCGCACTTGACAAAGTATCAGAAACATGGTACAATAACCTTGTAGAGGTTCAGAAACAGATGCTGTATCAAGTTTATGACAACTCGGACAAATGTAGAGGGACATTTGAGTCAATCTACGACATGGAGATTTTCATGGATAGTATAAGAAACCTCAGAAATGAGAGTTATCCAAATACCCCTAGAATGTCCACCTTTGATTATATCAAAAGTATCGGATGGAGAATGGATATCAAGACAGTTGATAAACTGGCACAATAGACCTTCCATTGCCTCTCAGATCGTGTATATTAAAGGAGTGGAAGGGAAGCACCCCTGACACACTCTAAACACTCTCTAATTGCCTCTCATGCGTAAGATCGAAACCCAGATGAATTCAGCACTTTCCAATAGCAAGTCTTGGCAATCTGGTAACACTTCGGTTTCATTCAACGAAGAAAACAACACCTCAGTTGTTCGTCTTCATGGTAACAAGATTGCAGTGCTCGGAGATGATTTTCTTGAGATCTTTGATGGCGGTTGGCAGACAACTACAACCAAAAGTCGTCTGAATGCCATTATCAACGAGTTCTGCAATGCTGCCACTGATGGTGTCTATCAGCGCAACTTTCAGTGGTATCTGAGTGATAACGGAGTCGAGAGAGATTTCGAGAATGGTTACATCTTCGCTTGACAATCTCGACAATCTGATGTATACTGAGGGGGTGCTAATATGCCCCCTTATTTAATACCTATATGACAGTTAATTAATGTTATAATAACAGTTAAATTGGCCCCCTTAAATATAAAAAAGGGCCACTACCCTAACCTACAAAGGTTCCCAGACGCGAGAGAAACAACATGAGGGATATAAAAAATTTTTCTAAGGTAACACGAAGGGAGGAAGTTGAATATATTTGGATGTGCTTGAATGAAAGTGCAAAGATTATTCTATCAAATCTAAAAAATTTTCGGAGGTAAAAAAATGGACACTAAGATCCGCTCAGAGAGACAGGACACCCGAGTATGGTGTCTAGAGCAGTTAATTCGTTTAGAGGGGTTTCTAGACCCTCGTATGTACGAATGTGCTGACTATGCAACATCCTCAGGCACTGTGAAAGATCCTAATGATCTATATACACTATGGGTTGAGTGGAAAGGCAATAATCCCACAGACAATCCGCAATTAAGAAATAGGTTATAGGAGGAGGTATTATGTCCAATAGATTCACAGTTACTATTGATGAGGATGAGTTTGGTGAATTAATTCTCCCTATTCCCGATGAAATCTGTGAAGAACTTGGATGGGATATTGGAGATACTTTAGAGTATGGTATACAGGAAGATTCTTTTACATTGAGGAAAGTTAAAGATGAATGACAATGCACTAAATCATGCTGATGTAATGGCAGGTTATGATCCATGGACTGATAATGATGCCGCACACACAGCATTATTAGAGTCAATCAAGAATTTGTCGGAGAGAATAAAAGAATTAGAACAAACTCTCAAGGCAGTTAAGATATTATCCGAAGATAATTATCGACAAATCCATCCAAATGATGTAGAATAAGCAAGTTCCACAATTAATAGACTATGGCAAGAGCAAAAGTTGGTATCAGTGGTCAGGAATTTTTCCCCGCCAAACCGAAGACCACTCGTCAGGGAAGTTCTAAGAACACAAAATACGCTCCCACGAGTCGTAATAGTGCTAAGAAGCGTTATCGGGGACAGGGGCGATGAATTTATTCTGTAATCTTCCTGCTGAGAAAGTATGGGTTCGTAAGGAATACCTAAGAGATCATCAGGATGGTCACGGAGAGTTTGTAGAGGGCGTCTGGATCACTGCTAAAAGCATACCCGGACGTGCTTTTTATTTTGAGACCTATCTACCTGAATATGGTGCAATGTTTGATAAGTTGCCCATTAGTGCATTTGTACGAGCACCAAAGACACCAGAACCTGATATGTCATTAGAGAACCTACAATTTTGGAATTGTATGGACTATGGCGTTGCATGTATGAACAAAGGGTTCATCAGTTCAATGGATTGTGAGTTACGAACAAGAGATCATGGACTGGTAAGGGGTCAATATTTGTTTACCCTAGACAACTACCACGCGAATCCAGACGTTGTAGATAATAATGTGAGTGAAGTTCCACAGGAGCACAAATCACATAACTGTGTTGCACTGGAGAATGGTCAATTTGCATTATACCCTAATAATCGAATGCGTTTGTATGATCTTTCTATTACACCAGAAGAACCAAAGGTTCCAGACTTCAAAGTAAGTACGATTGAGTATCAAGTAGAGGCAGGTATTGAATGGGGACGATTAGGTGACACAGATGATTATTTTTGGGAAACGGCAAAGGAGAAGGAAGCTAGCTAAATACTACTGGGATGGCAACCCCATTAAAAGTTCCGATACACTATATCGGAGTAAAAAATGGGAATGAATCATGTACCGGATAACGTTCCGGCACTTATGGAGAAAGATTTTGGCACTGTAGTGCTTATTACAGACCCAAAATCCGATTATTTGATGAAAAAAGCGGCCAAAAAGGTAAAAAATAACAAAAAAATTGACTGATGGCACAAAAATCGGTAACGGGTAAGGATGTCAGTGTTTCTAAGGATTTTAAAGACATTGACATGAGTTTCTTAAAAAATCCATTTACTAATGATATTAGTGTTGTTAGAAACGAGGATGCTATTAAGCAAGCTTTGAAAAATATCATGCTTACCAAGACTACCGAGAAAGTGTTTGACCCTGAATTCGGTACTAATATCTGGGTATCCTTGTTTGAACCTATGGATGATATTACTGCCGATAGAATTGAACAAGAAATTATGAATGTAGTCGGGCAATATGAGACACGAATCACAATGCAAGACGTTGCCGTTGAACCTATTACCAGAGAAAACGCTTATCACATTTTTATCACCTATCGTATCATCGGTAGTCCGATGACCGAAACCGTTTCGTTTGTGTTAGAGAGGCCATAATGATACCTAATAATTTAACAGGACTGGATTTTGTAGATATTAAGGCATCAATTGTCTCATATCTTAAAACCAGACAAGAATTTACCGATTATGATTTTGAAGGATCATCTTTATCATATTTGGTAGATTTGCTTGCGTATAATACTTACTATACTTCATTTAATGCCAACATGGCAATGAATGAAGCATTTTTGCCGTCTGCAACTGTTAGGGATAATGTTGTAAATGTTGCAAAACTTTTAAATTATGTGCCTCATTCTAAAGTTGCTGCCGCAGCAGTTGTAAATGTAAGCATACAAACGTCTCTTACTAATGGTGTATATCCTAGTTCACTGACCATTAGGAGGGGTCCTGTTGCTTCTGGGGGTAATTATGTATGGAATTGCCTTCAAGATACTACTGTTGAGGTAAACCCAACTACAGGGGCAGCATTTTTTGAGAATTTACAAATTAAAGAAGGTACAATTGTCAATTTCTCTTACATTGTTAATACATTCCAAACACAAATTTATCAGATTCCTTCATCCGATGCTGATATTTCTACACTTGAAGTAACAGTAAAACCTAACGAATCTTCAACTACAAGCGATATTTACAATCGTGCTGGTAATATTACTGATATTACTCCAACATCAAGAGTTTATTTTGTAAATGAGGGTGAAGATCAACGTTTTGAGGTGCGTTTTGGAGACAATAGTATTGGTAGATCACTTACTGATGGTGAAGTAATCAACTTTTCTTATCTTGTTAGTGATGCTAATGGGGCAAATGCTGTCCAAAAATTCCAATGGATTGGTCAATTTACTGATAGTGCAGCAATTCAGTACGCTCCGGCACTAGCACAGGTCTCAACAGTGACTGCATCTAGCGGTGGTGCGGAAGCAGAGAGTGTAGAATCAATCAAATATAACGCTCCACGCTATTATTCTTCTCAATATCGCGCTGTTACAGCACAAGATTACGCAATTTTAACAAAAAGTGTCTATGATAACGCAGAATCTGTTGTTGCATACGGTGGAGATAGTCTAAATCCTCCAGTTTACGGAAAAGTTTACATTGCAGTGAAGACTAGAACCGGTTCTTTGCTTAATGACGCCACTAAAAAGCAAATTGCTACGGATTTACGCAAATATGCGATGGCATCTATCGATCCTGTGATTGTTGATCCGGAACAACTGTATATTTACAACAAAATTTTCGTACAATACGACACTGGATGCGGATCTGACACCTCTACAATCAAAACAGAGGTTCAAAACGCAGTTTCTGAGTGGGCAACTCAAACTGCTATCAATAATTTTAATTCTACATTCCGAGCTCAATCGTTTGAGAAGGCAATTACACTTGCAAGTAAGTGTATTACTGATGTTTCTCTGCAAACGACTATTCTTCGGTATATTAAACCGCAAACAAATCAGACAAACAGTTATGTAATCACTACAGGAGCACCACTTTATAATTCTGCACCCAGTGTATCCTCTACAGATGGTGTAAAGGAACCTATTTTACTGTCGGGTGTCTTCAGAACAGCAGATCGTCCTGGTGTAAACCAACAATTTGAAGATGATGGTTTTGGAAATCTTCGGATGTTCTATAATACTGGTACTAGAAAGGTATTTACTAATCTAACTGCCGGAACTGTAAATTATGATAGTGGAACTATTGTATTTGGTCCTGTGAATATTGTTGGATCGGGTTCAAATATTGCTGATACCGGTATTCAACTCACAAATAGTATTACTGGCACTGGTAATATTACTGATCCATCAGCATTACCTACGGATCTTCAAATTCCAGTACAATTTATCCCAGCAAACGCAGGATCAATTCCTTCTGCTACACCAGGAACTGTACTGAACATCATTTCTCCCGAAGTTTCAATTCAACCGTTGGGTACTATTCCACCTCCATCTATCCCTCTAAATAGTTTGACACCAAAAGTATTTGACCAGACTCCTACAGTTATTGCTGTTGCTTCTGCGCTGAATACAGGGTCACTTAACACATAACTTTCTTGTCTAAGTAGGATGAATATTAATAAGGTCTCTCAGTCTCTGTTATCTCAATCTCCAGAGTTTGTACAGTCCGAATATCCATTATTCAATAAATTTCTTGAGTATTACTATAAATCTCAGGAAAAAACCGGTTTAGGTCAAAATATTCTTAATAACTTTTTGAGTTATTTGGATATTGATCACCTTGACGTAAAGATTCTTGATGGAAAAACTACGTTAGCGCAAGATATTACTGATATTTCTAATCAGATTGTAGTTGAGTCTGTTGATGAGTTTTTAGATCAGAATGGTTCTATTTTAATTGGTGATGAAGTAATTTATTATGAAAGTACGACATCTTCTCCTAATATTGCTCTCAGTCCCGGTATTTCTTACAGTCAAGTAAAATTAAAGTGGACTAATCTTGCGACGATTGTAGATCAGTTTGATGGTACTAGGAGAGATTTCCAATTGATCTCTCAAGACAATCCTATCACTGCTCCTAGTCCTCAACATTTGATTGTAAGTAATTACAATGAAGTTTTGATTCCTGTTGTTGATTACGTTATTCAGGGAGATAGAATTGTATTTACAGAAGCACCTAGAGCAAAGGTTGCTTCTGACGATACTACTACTACCTTTATCACTTACTTTATTGGTTTTACTGAAAATCCAATTGTTCCCATTGACAATCTTGCACCTTCCTTTGGTGATGGTAAAACAATATTTTCCTTAACTAGAGGTGGAGTTTCATATGAACCCATCATTGACGAGTATGTTGTTGCTGTTTATGATGGTCGTCATTTAACACCAAAGGTAGATTATTTTCTCGATGCTGATAAAATTATATTTAATTTTGTTCCTATTGTAGGTAGATCTATTTCACTTTATGTTATCGAAGCACCCATCCCCTCTTTTGGTGGCGGTGCTAAGGGTTATGCTCGTATTGATGATAATGGACAACTAACAAAAATTGCAACTTCGGATCTGGGTACAGGATATAGATTTGAATATCCCCCAAAAATTTCCATCAACTCGGAAAATGGTTTTGGTGCTGCAACAGCATCTTTAGTTGATGGTATTAAAAATATTTTGCTTCTTGATGGGGGAACTGGGTATAGTGACACCAATCCTCCTATTGTTGAAGTTCAAGCACCGAATAAAGAGGGTTCTGAAGTATCTAAAATTAAGGCTACGGTAACTAACGGTAGCGTAACTGCTTTGGAGATGTTGAGTTCCGGTAGCGGATATACATTCACTCCTAGAATTACATTTAAACAACCTGGTGGTGCTATTATTGCATCCCCTACTATGGCTAACGGATCTGTAGTTGGATCTCCTGTAGTTACTCATCAGGGCGAAGGATACGCCACAAGACCGACGATTTATGTTGATGAACCAACTGGTGCAAACGCTATTAAAGCGTCCTTCCAAGCGATTTTGAGTGAGGATGGGCGTCTTACAGGTCTTACTGTTCTTAATCCTGGTCAGGGGTATGAAGTACCTCCTAGAATTGCTGTAGTTGATCCAGTTGGTGCTCAAGTATTGCAGACATTTGTTGATGGTAATGGTCGTGTAACTGATATTGAATTGTTAGATGGAGGTTCTGGATATGAAGAAGTTCCTTCAGTTTATGTTGTAGATCCTAGATCCGATGATCCTGGTCAAGGAGCGACGGCAAGTGCTTCTATCTTTAATGGTAGAATTACTGATATTAACGTGACTAATTTCGGTTCTGGATATAGTGCGGATTTTCCTCCGACTATCGTTATTCAATCTCCCCCTTCAGCAAGAGCATCCGCAGAGGTTGGACTAAATGAAGTTACAGGTTTTAAAGTATTCAAGACTGGTTCGGGTTATAGTAAGGCTGCTTTCAATGGATGTGCCAGAGGTGTCTCTGCTATCACCGACTACGATCAAGTAGGAAATGCATCATTTTCTAATTACACATCATCTTCCGCAGCAACTGAAGGAACACAGGTCAAATGCTTAGATTCTCTCTTTGTTAAGAGAGTGCTTGACAAATATACGGAACAATATTTACCTGATGTTCCGGAATTAGATTATAAAAAGATTGATGTGCGTACTGCCATCAGAACGATTAAGGATTTTTATTCAAGTAAGGGTACAGAATTTAGTATTGCTTATCTGTTTAAGTTGCTTTATGGGGAAAATGTAACTATTTCCTACCCCAAAGATCAAATTATCAAGCCTTCTGCGGCAACTTGGTCTATTGATACAATTCTTCGCGCAACTTTGGTGTCTGGAGATCCCGTAAATATCAAAGATGCTCTACTTACTCAAGAGTCTGATATTGCCGACTCAAATGTCCGTAGTGCTAGTGCTCTAGTTGAGAACTACATTTCAATTAAAACTTCGGAAGTTGATATCTATGAGTTAATTTTATCCGAAGAAACGATCAGTGGAAAATTTACTGTACCTTATAAGACGAGACTTGCGGAACCTCTCAATGAAACCGACAGTATTATTACGGTTGACTCTACTATTGGTTGGCCAGAACGTAACGGTGAGTTCCTAATTGGAGGAACTGAACTTGTAAGATATAAGGAGAAATCGTTAAACCAGTTCATTGAGTGTACTCGTTCCGTTAACGATGTAAGTTCTGTTTGGGATTCGGCAACAGAGATATCTTCCAACTTCACAGTGTACTTAAACAAAGACACTGCTGAAGAAGTAGTCATGAATATTGTCGGTATTGTTGATGCTCAACAAACAGTTTTGACAGATACAGGTTCTTATTATCTACCTGGTGATAAACTTTCTGTGTCTAAACTTGGAGGAACTACAACTATTCCCCAATTAACTACTTGGTTGTATAATGTTAAAAAACTTGTTACTGTAGAATCCATTACTTTTGGAGGTGTTAATGATCAATCAGCAACTGTTACTTGTTCTTCTCCTCATGGTTTGTTGGTAGGTGATCAGGTTACTGTATATGGTGCCAATCCAATTCTGTATAATGGATCTTTCTTTGTAACATCTAGAGATTCTCAGACCGTTTTTCAATATCAATTACCGCAACCTGCTGCTGTAGTTCCTCAAGGTAATATCTTGATCTCTGTTGACCTCAATAAAGGCAAGTCTATTACTCAAGCAATTCAGAATGCTATTGGTCCATATACCACTAATATTCAAAATACCTTCTTTAATGACAATTATGTATATGTTGCATCTACGGGTATTCCTAACTATGAAATTGGTCCCTTCGTCGGTTCTGCACTTTTACCCGGCAACCAGCGTAAACTTAATAGATTTGAGTTAAATCCTACTACAATTTCAACTAAAACCAGTGTTGTACCTGGTCCTATTGGTACATGGATCAATGGTGTATCTGTTTGGTCTTACAAATCGGAACTTAGTAAGACTTTTGGTGCTGTAACTAATATTAATATTTTAAATTCGGGTAATAATTATGATGCGGCGAGTCCTCCGGTTCTTGCTGTTTCTGGGGGTTTTGGTGCGGGAGCAGAAGCATCTGTCGTTGTTGACGGATCGTTGTTTGAAGTCGAAGTCACCAATGGAGGTTCTGGGTATACTTCATCTCCACTAGTCTCTATTGTAGGTGGAGGAGGTGCAGGTGCTGCTGCAACTGCAATTATTACTAAAGGTTCGGTTTCTAGAATTTTAATCAATCAAGGCGGTTCTGGATATACATCTCAACCTCTTATCACTATTGTCGGTGGAGGTGGCACTGGTGCTGCTGCAACTGCTTCAGTTCGTGGTCCTATTAAGTCGGTTAATATTGATGCTGGTGGTGCATCATATACAGAAAAACCATCTGTTGTTTTGAGTTCTGGTCAAGGTGCAGTTGCACAAGCAATTGTTAATAATGGTAGAATTATCTCTATTGCTATTATTTCTGCTGGTTCTGGTTATACTACTGCACCGGAAATTGGCATTCAGGGTGAAGGTTTTGGTGCAATTGCTAGAGCGACTATTGATACCGATGGTGAAAATGCCGGTAGAGTTACTGGAGTTGAAATTATTAACAAAGGTATTGGATATATTCAAGGAACTACTAATATTACGTTAACATCTGTTGGTTCTGATGCAACTTTTGATGCAGATGTATTCCAGTGGAATTATAACTTGCAAGAGACTACTGAGTTTGATTCCGCGAAAGGTGCTATTTTCACTGGATTTAATATTCAATATGGTGGTGAATATGCACACCTGTCCAATCCCCAAAGATTGAGATACATTCTCGGTGATAGTTTATACCAAGATACGGTTACCAATCAAATCAAAGAACAGGATGCTCAATTAGAGCACTCTCCTATTATTGGTTGGGCATTCGATGGTAATCCCATTTATGGTCCATATGCATATTCGGATCCTACGGATCAATCATCCGAAATCCAAAGAATGGGAAGTTCCTATTCTTTAAAACCCGAATTGGTATACAATGACATCACAAATCCATATCCAGTAAGAACTGCAGGTCCTTTGTTAAATGATGAACCTGCTGGTAAGTTTGTTGAAGATTACGAGTATGTTTTTGGTTCGGGTGATCTGGATCAATATAATGGTAGATTCTGTAAGACTCCAGAATATCCTAGTGGTAGATATTGTTATTTTATAACTATCGATGCTTCTGAAAGTGGTAATCCAGTATTCCCTTACATTCTAGGACCCCAATATAACTCTGTAGTAGATATTTGGAACTTGAATGATGATGCTGTTCAGCAAAATATTCCTACTGGTGTTGTCAGATATCGCGATCCTTATGAGAATGTTGATATTGATATCGAAAGAATTCCCAATGCTTCTACAAATTCAATCACTACAGAAAGTGGTGAACTGCTTCTGTTTGAACCTGAAGATGAAAATAGAGATGGTGTAATCAGTCAGGATGAAATTGACGATCCTGAAGGAATACTTGAGGAATCTCCTCTGCAGTTGTTTGATTACTTCCCTAAAGTTAAATTTGACTCTAAGGTTGATATTGAAGTTGAAACCATCACTAAGTTTGAAGATGCATCTGTAACTGGATTTACTATCGAAAATGCTGGTGAAAACTATCAGGTTAATGATAGATTACTCTTTGATAATACGGATACGGATGGTACTGGTGTTTCTGCCAGAATATCTAAAATTAAGGGCGAAACAATATCTTCTTATAATTACGAGACCATTGAAGGTGTTAATTATGGCATCTTAAAAACATCAACACCTCATAATATTAAGGTTGCTGATCAAGTCTATGTTGATTATACTCCATTGATGGATAACACCAATAAGGAGTTTATTGTCCGCCAATACAAAGGTATTGAGGAAATTGTAGTTACTCAAAGTGGTAGCGGATATAATACCGACATTCCACCTACAATTGTTATCGATGGTGATGGTGTAGATGGTAGAGTTGAAGCAGTTGTTGATGCTGTTGGTGCTATTAAGACTTTTAATATCCTTAATTCTGGTTCTGGATACACTCAGAATCCTCGTGTTATCCTTTCTCACCCTCAGGTATTCAAAAAAGCAGATTATTATACAACATTAGTTGAAAACTATAATTGGGTAAAAGTTGTTGATATTTTAGTCAATGATCAAAAAGAATCTTATGTTTGCGGTTCTACCTATGATAGTGCAAATAATAATGTTGCTTTCTTAGCTAAATTATCAGCAACTGGTGTTAAAGAATGGGAAAAGATGTTGGAGACTACGATTCCTGCTTCTGGAACGTTTACAGAATTCCAACGTATTATTAAAGATGGTTCGGATATCTACGTTGCTGGTATTAATAAACCAAATGCTACAGTTCTTGATTCTTACAACCCGGATATTATTGTTGCGAAATATGCTGAAGCGACTAATGGTTTAAGTGCAACTCTTACTTGGCAGAAAGGATATGCCGGTATTTCCGGTTCTACTAGATCCGACAACATTAGTGCATTCAAGCAGTTAAATGAGAATAGATTTGTTCTTGGAGGTTTTACTAATACTAACTCTGGTGCTCCTTGGGATGCGTTCTTAGCGATCATCGATACTGCTGGATTCTTCGTTGCTAAGAGAAAACTTGCTTCGGACAATCAATCCGAAAAGATTACTGATATTGCAATCCATGAAGGAAATATCTACTTCACTATGGAGACTTCCTCTTCACAGTCTTCCAATGATGTTAACGTATCTTTCGGTAAAGCAATTCCTGCTACTGCATCTATTTCTATTGATTGGATCAGAGAAGTTCAAAACACTACATATTCTTTCTTAAATTCATCTTTATGTGTCGATGAGTTTGGTGAATTCTATGTCCCATGTACTCTTAGATTGAAATCTGATGATACTACAAGAGATAGTGTTTGGGTTGGTAAGTTTGATAGTGCTGGAACATCTATTTGGAATAAGCAATATCAAGTCGGTTCCCAGATAGAATTAGTCGATAGATGCTCTGTTGATATTTTTGGCGATCTTACCATTGCCTATACCAAAGTCAATACTTCTGACACAAAGAGAACTATTAATAGTCTAAAGATTAAGTATGATGGAACCATGCTTAAGAATACTGAGAATGTGTTCAATGCTGTTACTCAAAATGCTACATCTACCTGCATTGAAGGTATTACCGTTCATGCACTGACAACAGATAGCTCTGGTGATGTTTATACCTTTGGTCAAACTCAATGGAATAGAAATGAAGCTGTAATTCCATTTACCACAGATGCTAGCGATATTACAAGTCACCATACACCTACTGCTGTAAGTGCTAGTGGCGGTCATACCATCGCTGATGGTATGTTAAAAATCTACGGTCATGCCTCTGGTAATAATGCAACATGGGATAATTCTTATCTCAAGATTCCTGCATCTAGTGTTGCTAACAAATTGAATGGTGATTGGACTTTACAGTTCTTTATCTACAAGGACTCTACCAAGTCTCAGACACTTTCTCAAAATGTTCAGACATTAATTGGTATTGGTGGTGCTCAAGATGCTACTGGAGGTCTTTGGTTAGGATATGACACTGGTAACACAGGAAAACTCCAGATGGTTATCAGTAATAGTACCACAGCATTAAATGTTGCTGGTTCTGGATTAAGTTCTGCTTTAACCAGCATGTATGCTGATAATACATGGCAAGTAATTAGCTTAACCAAGCAAGGAACATTATTTAAGGCATGGGTTAATGGAATTGAAGTTCTTACTGGTAATGTAACTAACACCGACTTTTCTAATAAAGATATCTACATTGGCAACCAAGTCGGTTGGGGTGCTACTGCTACAGATTTTGCTTCCACATATCAAGGTCAATTCTACGTTGACCATCTGTTCTTTAAGAATCGTTATATCGCACCTTCTGTTCCGAGTGATATTACTGTGCTTCCTACAACTGGAGCATTTGCAGAAAACTTTGATTGGGTAGACGATGCTTGGTTTACTACAAATCTCAATCGTTATGATTATATCGATTATGTTGGATATGGATTAAAGACCGACAAGAACTCTGATGCGGTTAATGTTGGTGCTATTGGATCTCAAGCAAACACCAAACTTGATATTACTAGAAATGTCATCACTTCTATAACTGGTGTTGATCTTACACTTTCAAATGCTGGTTATGCTTTAGGTGGAGAAGGATTCCAATCTCTTGATTTTAATGATGCAAATAGCAATCTTTCTCAAGATACAGAATCTTTAGAAATTACTCAGGATATCTGGGGGTCTCGTACAGCAACAGTTCCTTCACCCGGATCCCAAAAAGTTAAGGCAACTGCTGTAGTTAAAGATCGTTATTTCTTCAAAGTATGCAATACTATTAAAATTGATAATGTTCAAAGATTAACGATTAATCAACCGTTCGATTTTACTATTGGTTCAAAATTAACCTTAACTAATGGTAGTACATTTATTAATAGCGGTTATATTATTGATACAGATACAACATCAAATAGATATGTCTATGTTGCTGTCAACAATAATGAATGGACTAATGACTTGGATACTGGTCATCTTGCAACCGAGAGATTTGATGAGCAAGATACTTATGGTATTAGAGGTCCAGTTCCTAATGATGTTAATGTTATATCAAAATATACTTTCTCTCAAGTAGTTAACACCACACCTGGTACTTTTGATATTGCTCTTAGTAGCTATGATGCTCCTCCGATTGTTGGCGGAACTAATAATTTACACGAATATTCATATTTTAGACCTTACAATGATGAAGATTATTCTGTGAGAATTGATGAAATTTCTGGTAGTTCTCCTTATATTGTAGGTTCTGTTGTAAGTCTATCTGATGCTACAGTCACCTATAACGCATCTTACAATACAATTAATATTCAAGGATTGACAGGTGTCGCTAAAATTACATTAATCACCAATCTGAATAAGATTCTTCAAGTAGATGCTGTTTCTAATAGTGATTTGGTCTATGTTATTACTGATACTAGCCATTATCTTTCTGATGGTGAAGTTATCTATGTTGATGGTAATCCATCCGAAGAAGTTGGCAATCCTGCAGTTGTTTATGATGAATATGACGGTGCATTCCCTGTTCATAATGTAATTAGTGTTAAGGAATTTACTTATAAACTGGACAATATTGCCGTTTCTTCTCCTGCCACAAATGCATCTACAGTTGGAATATATGTTAAGTCACCGACTCTTAAGATGTATTATGGACACCAGTATATCTTTGATTTAAGTCACTCTTCCTTAGTTGGTGGAAACTTATCTTTCTCTAAGGATAGCTTGAATAAGTTGGAGTATTCCTTTAACTCTATTGAGCGTATTGGTACTCCTGGTGTAACTGGTGGGGGTCAACCAAATCCATCTGTTAAGTTAAAGGTAGATAGAGATATTGTCACCAATATTTCATACTATTTCGATCCATCTAGAACAGGATCTGATTCTCCTGTAATTGAAGGTTCTTATTTAGACGTTGTTGGTTCTCCTTATGAGGGTTCCTTTACTGTAACTAGCACTTCTGGTGCTACTATTACAAGAGGTGCTGACATAATGAGATTCCCTCTGGTCAATGAACCCGAAGGAAACGCCGATGTAATTAACGCATCTTATTCTACTGCTTCTGAAGCTGCAGTTGGTTCTATTCATGAAGTTCGTATTGTCAATAAAGGCGGTTTCTATACTAAACTTCCAATCGTTACTGGTATTCAGTCCAACAGAAAAATTGAAAGAATTCAAATTAATGAGCCAGGCACCGAATATGCACCAGGACAATACAACAATGTTCCTATTCAAGGTGATGGTGAGGGTGGTCTTGTTAATATCACTGTTGAAGATACTACTGATGATGAGGGTAACACTGTTCCTGGACAAATTACTTCTGCTATCATAAATTCGTCTGGTAAGGGATATACCACCGCATTTATTGATGTTCAGTCTATTAATGGGATTCTTGGGTCTAGTCTTGCTGGATCCGGTGCTGAGTTGGTAGTTGTTATCCCACCCTTTGGTACTGGAGCTTCTATCTTCACTAAAGGTCAAGAAGTTGGTAAAATTAAGAAACTTAAAAATAATAACTTTGGTTATGATTATCCTCACGATTATACCCTTAGACCCGAAATCACTTTCCCACTGAACTGTCAATTAACTTCTACGAGTATTTTGGACAGTATTACAGTAACCGATCCGGGTTCTGGATATTCTCAAGCACCCGCAGTTATTATTACGGGTGGTGGCGGATCTGGTGCTACAGCAGAGGCAACTATTGCTAATGGTAGACTCGATCAAATTGCAGTTAAAGATCCTGGTGCTGGTTATTCTTCTACTCCAACCGTCGCTCTTAGATCTTCATTTAACTATGTTGTTAACCTTGATCTTGGATTATTACAATTTGCATTCCCTCACGGTATCATTAATGGTTCTGAAGTTACTCTGAATGTTGTAGATACTGGTGAGGGAGCAGAATTCCCACTGTCTGCAGGTGCTTTAGGTAGGTTAAATGGTAATACCACTTATTATGCAATTGCTGGATCTGCACAATCCCTTGATGATGATCAATTAAAATTAGCAATCACAGCAACAAACGCCGAACTTGGTGATGCAATTAGTTTCGTTAATGGTGGCATTGGTCGTAATCAAGTATTGACCGAATCATTTGGTGGTACTGCAACAGCAAACGTAATTACATCTACTTTCCTTGAAGGTGAACTTGTATATCAAGGTTCGAGTATCGAAACTGCAACCGCGACTGGATATGTTTCCACTAACAGCGGTTGGCAAGTTGGTCCCAGAATCCTTAAGGTCGTTGATTATGAAGGGGAGTTTGTTTCTGGACAAAGTATTACTGGTATTATTTCCAAGTCTTCTGGTATCATTAGTGACTTGAAAGTTGCTAAAGGTGTTCTTGAAATTGGTTCTATTACCAAAACTACTGGTCAATTTATTGATGATGTTGGTAAACCTTCTGAAATTATTCAGAAAGTACAGGATTCCTATTTCTATCAAGACTTCTCTTATGCTGTTAAGTCTTCTGTATCCGTAAGTGAATGGAAAGATGTTCTTATCAAGAACGTTCATCCCGCAGGATTCAAGGTGTTTGGTGAATTGAATATCAATGATTATGGTTATATCCCCAATAAAGAAACATCCTTTGAGTTAACAAAGTCTGTACAGTTAGCACAAGAATCAGTTGTTCCTAATATTCAGAGTTTTGCTCTTGTTGAACCGATTTATCAAGAGTTTAATAATACAGAAGTTCTGTTCCGTCAGAAGAGATTAACATCTTCAGAGAACATTTTAACCTCTGTTGTTCAGAGATTGGACGATATTTCTGGATTGTTTGATGGAGAAAGAATCTCTTTCCCCTTACAAGTCAATGGTGAGAACATTATTGCTGCATCAAATCAGTTAATGATCGTTCTTAATGGTGTTGTTCAGACTCCAGAAACTGCGTTTAAGGTGGAGAATGATTCCATTGTATTCTCAGAACCTCCCAAACCCCCTGCTAGTGTTAAGTATGCTGAGATTACTATCTCACAACTTCCACAATCAATCTTTAACTTTACTGATATTAGCGGCATTTTCCCGAATATTGGAGATACTATACAAGGTATTGTAAGTTCGGCTAAAGCAACAATAACTAAAGTTGAAGGTAGCAATCTTCAAGGTTTTATGACCGAAGGGACATTCCAGGTTGGAGAGTTGATTACTGGTAATGCTACTGGATTTAATGGTGATTTTGCTACTATCACCCCTGTAACCAATAATGGTTTATTTGCTTTCAATGAAACCATTTCCAATTTGGATGGTGATACTGCAAAGGTTGAGGAAATTAATCTTGAAGGTGGTCAGCAAGAACCTTTGGGTACTTTAAGATATGGCATCGGTACTTCCACAACATCATTTGAAGTTCTGACTTCTGATGCTTCTCAGTTTGCTGTTAGTGATAACATTCAGATTGCGTCTGAAATTATGACCATTAGTGCAGTTACTGCTGGCAGTGAATCTGGAATTATTAATCTTCAGGTAAGTAGAGCACAACTTGGAACTGCCGCTGTTTCCCACTTACAGGCTGCTCCTTTATATGGTACTGATATTGAGATTGGTAATAATCTGATTCTTAGTAAAACCGCTGGAACATATCAATCTACACCAGGATTGTTTGATATTGCATTAAATGACATTATTATTGGTGCTAAATCTGGAGTTGTTGCTACGGTTACTGCTACAAGTCCTTATCAAGATCCAGCAACTCAACAGTTTATTAGTCAGGTTAATATTTCACCTGGAGCAAGTTTCTCCGGTCTTCTGTTCAACAGAATTACTAGTATTAACTATCAAAACGTTGTTCTTGATGATATTTCTGCATCTCAAATTAGTATTGTTGATTTTGATGATAATACGACTCCGTTTGATTCCAACTTCCCAGCAAATGAAATTATCAACAATATTGTAATTGATGTTGTTAATGTTAATGGAACTTTCCAAGAAGGTGAAAAAATTAGAAATAAGAGAGTCGAACTTTCAAATACTGTTGGTGATTTTATTACCGATGAAAATACTTCCGTTAGAAAACTTACTCACGAGAAAAATACTCTTGGATCTGGATTCTTCACTGCCGGTCAGGTTATTAGAAATACTACATCTAAGGCAGAAGTTATTGGTTATAATCAAGCAAGAAAAACTGTTTACTTGGGTAAAGTAGCAAGATCTCAATATACTGGAGAGGATTATCATGTTTCTACTTTTAATGAAGAAGCACAACTTGATACGTCCACAAAGAGATATGGTCTATCTTCACTACTCTTAGCGCGTGCATATCATCAACATACTTTCGTTAGTGGTGTTGCAGATGCTATTACCTCTAATACTAATGTCACATATACTGCAGCAACTGGAACAACATATGATCCAGTAACTGGTGTATTGGTTCTTGAGATTGGTGCTCATGGTCTTTCGACCTCAGAAACAATTACAATTGCTGATAATGGATTAGTATTTACATGTGGCGCTGATGCTCACGGATCAAATCACCCATATCCCCGTTCCACAGATCCTGCTTCTGGTTCAACTATTGCAATTTCTGCTACTAGTGCTACTACTATTACAGTCAATGTAGGTGCCGCTAATGGCACTTCCGACTTCTTAAGTATTCCAACCTCTACTGAGTTTGGATTCGGCACTGGAAACTTCACTATTGAATTCTGGATGCGTGCTGGTAATATCTCTGGTACTAAAGCATTGGTTGATTTTAGATCTACTGCTACAGAACTTGCTCCTTATTTGTATCTTGATGGTATGAATTTGAAGTATTACAATAATGGTAGTGTTGTTATCACTGGCGCTACAAATCTTGGACACTCCACTTGGTATCATGTTGCTCTTTCTAGAAGTGGGAACAGCACTAAGTTATTCTTAAACGGTGTTCAAGAGGGTAGCACATATTCTGATGGTAGTGATTTTGGAACTACCAAACCAATTAAATTTGCTGGTGATTATGCAGGTGCTAACACGTTCTCTGGTCATTTGGATGAATTGAGAGTATCTTCGGTTGCTCGTTATACTGCCGATTTCACTGCTCCTACTGGATTATTCCAAGGCGATGCTGATACTAAACTTCTTTTACACTTTGATGGTGTTGATGGACAGGTTCACACTGATGATTGGTCTGGTACAGCATCTTGGACTGAAGGTGATGATTTCTGTAATGATGCTCTGAGAGAAACTCAAAGAAACACAGGTGGTAAGCACATCTTTGTTGAATCTTCTGCGGATGCTATTGCTGTAAATGGTACTAACGAACAAGTTACCGCAGCAACTTATAACCAAGTGACGGGTGATCTTGTTCTGACTATTGGTTCTCATAGTTATACAACTTCAAATACAGTTGTCATTGCAGCAAATGCTCTTACATTTACTTGCTCTAAAGATAATCATGCAACCAATCACACATATCCTAGATTAACCGATCCCGCATATGGTTCTACTCTTACTATTTCTGCGGTTACAGGCACTACACTTACAGTTAATGTTGGTGTTCCTACATCCGGATTTGTTGGGAAGACACACAGATATATTGATGCTTCCAGATTAATCTCCGAAAACAGATCGCTTATTGCTAAAGAATCCGTTTATCTGATGAGACAGAGATATCCAAATCTTGTCATTCCTGGCGATAGATTCACACCAACAGATGCAACGTATGATGCAACTACTGGATTGTTAACAATGGCAGTTAGTGCAAATACACTGACTAACGGTGGTAAGATTACACCTAGAAATGCAACATATGATGCTGCAACTGGTGATATGACTATTGCAGTAACTAATCATGGATTGAGTGTTGGTCAAAGAGTTAATATTAAAGTCAACTCTATAACATTTACTTGTGATCAAGATAGCAATGGATCAGAACATGAATATCCTCGTCCTACAGATCCTGCTGCTGGAGATTGGATTACTATTACTAGTGTGCCAAATGACCATGAATTTGTAATTAATGTTAGTGCATCTCCTTCAGGTCAGCAATACACTCACAATTTTGTTTCCGCTGAAACTGGTGCTATTACAGTAGAAAGAGATCGCATTAAGATCAATCCTAATGCATTGACATTTACATGTTCTAGTGATAATAATCAGACTGAGGTAACATATCCCCGTCCAAGAGATCCTGCTACTAAGTTTAATGCACTGCCTGTTGTTGATGCATCTTCTACGTCAATTACAGTTAATGTAGGTACATCTCCGTTTGTTTACTGGACACCTACTGGTGCAACGTATGATGCTGCAACTGGTGATTTTGTAATGACCATTCCAAATCATACAATTAATGCTGGAACTAAATTAAGACTTGCTAATCTTGGATTTACATTCACTTGCAGTCAAGACGCTAATGGTTCTCAGCATCAGTA